TCTCTGAAACGCAGCGCCGCGCTTTGATGATTGCCGATAATAAAATCGCCGAGAATGCAGGCTGGGATGAAAACCTGCTGCGGCAGGAATTGCAAGCGCTGGAAGGTGAGGATTTTAATCTCTCGCTGCTCGGTTTTGGCGAAGATGAACTGGACGAACTGCTGGGCGATGATGAAAGCGAAGGCCTGACGGATGAAAACGCTGCGCCAGAAGTTCCCGATAAGCCTGTCAGTGTTCTGGGTGATCTGTGGATTTGTGGGGAGCATAAAATCCTCTGTGGGGATTCTGCCCTCATCGACAGTTACCAAACTCTGCTAGGCGAAGAGCTGGCCGACATGGTGTTTACCGATCCACCCTATAACGTCAATTACGCCAATTCGATGAAAGATAAAATGCGCGGCAAAGCTCGCCCGATCCAGAATGACAATCTGGGTGATGATTTTGGTGCGTTTTTGTATGATGTCTGCACCAATTTGATGATGGTGAACAAAGGTGCGCTCTATATTTGCATGTCGTCATCGGAATTACATACGCTCTACAACGCCTTCACCGATGCGGGCGGCAAATGGTCAACCTTTATCATCTGGGCGAAAAATACGTTTACGCTGGGACGCGCCGATTATCAGCGGCAGTATGAGCCGATCCTTTATGGTTGGAAGAACGGCAATGAGCATTTCTGGTGCGGCGCGAGGGATCAAAGCGATGTCTGGTTTGTGAACAAGCCCGCCAAGAACGATTTGCACCCCACCATGAAGCCTGTCGAACTGGTTGAACGTGCCCTGCATAATTCCAGTAAGACCAAGGATATCGTGCTGGATGCCTTCGGCGGTTCCGGTACCACTATGATTGCCTGTGAGAAAACAGGTAGGCGCGCGCGGTTAATTGAGCTTGAACCTAAATACGCTGATGTGATTGTTAAACGCTGGCAGGAATTTACAGGCAAAGCCGCAACTTTGGTGGCCACGGGACAGAGTTTCGCCGAACTCGAATCCGAACGCGCCTGAGAGTTGAGAAATCGTGGGACTGTCCATTCGTGCTTATGCCCGTCATCGCGGCGTGGCAGATAATGCCGTGCGCAAGGCGATCCGCACGGGGCGTATTGTGCCTGAAAAAGATGGATCAATTGATGTCGCCAAGGCCGATGCCGCGTGGGAGGCAAATACCGATCACACCAAGCGGCATGATCCATCAGCTATTAAGGATGTTGATCCGAATGCGGCGATGGAATCCGTGCGCCAGACTTTGGCCGAGAATGGCCGCGCGCCGCAAGGCATGAACAGTTTTACCCAAGCCCGCACCGCGCATGAGATTGCCAAGGCGCATCTGGCACGGCTGCGGCTACAGGAAAAGAAAGGCCAGCTGGTCAATAAGGATCAGGTCAAGGCACAGATTTTCCGACTGGGACGAGAATTCAGGGATGCATGGGTCAACTGGCCAGCCCGTGTGTCGTCACAAATGGCCGCAGAGCTACAGGTGGATGAGCATGGCTTGCACATGATTTTGGAGCGCTATGTGCGGGAGCATCTGAATGAACTTGGGGATGCCAAACTCGACACAGCATGATGGCGCGTATGACAGTTTTGAAATTGAAATCTGGTGGCGCACGGCAATTACGCCCGATCCGTTTCTGCTGGTTTCGGAATGGGCGGATCAATATCGTTTGCTCTCTCCCAAATCAGCTGCCGAACCTGGTCGCTGGCGCACCGCCCGTACGCCCTACCTAAAGGAGATCATGGACAAGCTCTCGCCAGTGGCGGCTGAGCAGCGGATTGTGTTCATGAAAGGATCGCAGGTTGGCGGGACAGAATGCGGCAATAACTGGATTGGTTATGTCATTCACATTGCCCCAGGGCCGATGATGGCGGTGGCGCCCACGGTGGAACTGGCCAAGCGTCATTCCAAGCAGCGCGTTGATCCTTTGCTGCAGGATGTGCCGGAGTTACGTGAGCGTGTGAAGCCCTCCCGTTCGCGGGATAGTGGCAACACGATTTTGAGCAAGGATTTTCTGGGCGGGTTGCTGATCATGACGGGGGCGAACTCCGCCGTGGGGCTGCGCTCCATGCCTGCACGCTATTTGTTTATGGATGAGATTGATGCCTATCCAGGAGATGTCGATGGCGAAGGCGATCCGATTTTACTGGCAGAGCGACGCTCGGCCACGTTCAAACGCCGTAGGAAAGTATTCATGGTCAGTACGCCGACCGTCAAAGGCTTATCGCGTATTCAGCGTGAGTTTGAGAAAAGCGATCAGCGGTTTTTTCATGTGCCGTGCCCTGAATGTGGTCATTTCCAGCCGCTGCGCTTTACCCAATTACGCTGGCCAGAAAATGAACCGCAAAAGGCGGCCTATGCCTGCGAGAGTTGTGGCCATGTGATCGAAGAGCATCACAAAACCGCCATGCTGGCCAAGGGTGAATGGCGGGCAACGGATGAAACTAAGGACGGCACAATTGGCTATCATCTCTCGTCGCTTTACAGCCCCATCGGTTGGTTTTCATGGGGGGATGCGGCGGCGATGTTTGAGGATGCCAAACGCAACCCCGATCTGATGAAGGGGTTTGTAAACACGGTGCTGGGGGAGCCATACGAGGAATCCTCTGAAGCGCCCGAATGGCAGCGAATTTATGAACGGCGCGATGTGTATGCGCAGGGAATTGTGCCACTGGGTGGGTTGTTCCTTACCGCTGGTGTGGACGTGCAGAAAGATCGCCTTGAATGCGAGGTGGTCGCCTGGGGTCGTAACAAGGAAAGCTGGTCGGTCGATTATATCGTGCTGGACGGTGATACGGCACGGCCTGATGTCTGGCGGCGGCTGGATACCGAAGTTTTGCAACGGGACTGGCTGCATACATCAGGGCAAACCATGCCAATTCGCGTTATGGCAGTGGATAGCGGTTACGCCACACAGGATGTTTATGGCTTTGTGCGCAACCATCCGCAAGCCGTATGGGGCGGGAATGGCGCACGCGCCAGCCAGCCGCGCACGGTGGTGGCGGTTAAGGGGCAAGACCGCGACACGGCGCTAATATTAAGCGTCGGTAAGGCCGATACTGGCGGCAAACGCCGTGGTTTGAGGGTCTGGAACGTCTCTGGCCCCGTGGCCAAGATGGAGCTGTATCGCTGGCTAAAACTGGAATGGCCGACTGATAAAGATCTGGAAGCGGGCGTGACATTCCCGCCTGGGAGTTGCCATTTTCCCCAATATGGCGAGGAGTATTTCAAACAGCTGACGGCGGAGCGGCGCGTGATCCGTGTGCACCGTGGTTTTCCGCACGCGACATGGGAGAAAGACCCAAGCCGCAACAATGAAGCGCTGGATTGCCGTGTGTATGCCCGCGCTGCCGCCAGTATTTACGGTCTCGATCGGATGAGTGATTTCAAATGGCGCGGGTTGGAGGTTTCTCTGGGCGTGGCAGTAGAAATCCCGACGCGCGGGGTGGAGTTGCCCGTAACCAGTGAGGTCAAAGCAACACCGCCTAAACCAGAAACAAAAAAACGGATGCATGTCGCACCTCGCAAAGCAGTGCGCGCGGATGATCCATACCTATGAGGCAAAACCATGACTGAGACGTTGCTCGAACTTGAAACCCGATTGGTGCAGGCCAAGGAAGCACGACATCGCTTGCTTACGGGCACGCAGGAAGTCTCGGTCAGCTTGCAAGGTTATGGCAGCACGACTTATACCGCTGCCAATGTTGAAGCACTTGAGCGGTACATCGATGAACTGGAACTACAAATCTCCCGCGCCAAGGGCGGTACGCGGCGCGGGATCATCCGCACAAGTTTTTAAGGACAAACAATGGTTCAGCTTTTGGATTCATCTGGCCAGCCGATAAAGTCGGGTCTGCGCTTTAAGGCGAGTGACACAGCACATCGGGCTGCCTCCTTGCGTGCGCGGGAGTTGGCCAGCTGGATGCCGCTTTTGGGATCGGCGGATAGTGATTTACTCTCCGAACTCCCAACACTGGTATCACGGTCACGAGACTTGACCCGCAACCATGGCGTCGCGGCGGGTGCTATTCAGACGCTGGTCGATAATGTCATCGGCACGGGCCTGCGGCTGGCAGCCATTCCTGATTATCGCGCTTTAGGTCAATCGAAAGAATGGGCGGATGACTGGGCGCGCAGTGTTGAAAGCGAATGGCGTGCCTGGTCGGAAAGTACAGCCTGTGATGCGGCCAATGCGCTGACATTCCACGGCATGACCGCGCTGATATTTCGCTCCAGTCTGATTAACGGCGAGGCTTTGGCGTTGCCCCTGTGGCTAGATCAGCGCGGGGGATCTTACGCCACGACCGTTCAACTGATTGAGGCCGATAGGCTTTCTAACCC